CCGCCAAAGACGGGGTTTCCTGGGTGCTCATATCGACCAGATCGTACTCACGGAGGACGAACTTAGCCGCTTTTGACAGCGCAGCGACGGGGTTTTCGCCCTTAACGATAAATGCGTCGCGCAGATCGATCACTTCCTGCGTGTATTTCTCGTTGAACTCAGGGCTGTTGCGGTCGAAAACCGGGAAATTCGTCTCCAACTCCGACGCGGCCTGCTGCAGCGCCGACATCTGCTGGCTCTGGGTGACCTTTTGCTCCATTTTCTGGGTCAGCTCAAACTCCAACTGGGCGCGTTCAGCCCGGCGGATCTCCTGACGCAGCGCCGCAGCCTTTTCATGCTGCCCGTCGAGTACCATGTTCTGGTATTCGACCTCCTTGACCGCAAAATCAAAGCTATCTGGGGCCGTCTCAGCAGCGGTTTTTGCTGCCATAAGATCATCGAGCTGCTTCTGCAGCGCCTTCTGCTTAGCCAACACCTCGTCGAGGCGCGACTTCGGCACCATCGGCTTCTTTTGCTCAGTCTCCTGAGTAATTTTCGGCTCTTCCTTGGCCTCGGCCCGAACGACCGGCTCGGGGACTTCCGGAATTTCGGGCTTTTCCTCGGCCTTTACCTCGGCCGTAGGAGCCTCGGCAACCGGTTCCTCAGCGACTTCCGGCTGTTCGACCGGGGCTTCGGCCTTTGGCTCTTCGCCCAAGCCAAAGTTCAGGTCGAATTTCGCCTCGGGCGCGTCTTCCACTGGATCGGAACCAGGCATCCGGTCAAGGCTAGCGTCTTTCTTGTCCTCAGACATATTCAATCTCCTATTGTGGGGTCATCGGCCGCATATTCGGGATGGGTCGCGGCGTACCCTGGGTCTGCGTCTTCGCTGCCGTCTGCATGACAGTGGCTGCGATGCGCGTCGCTGCAGCCGTCTCCTGCTGCGAACGACGGGTCTGGTTGGTGAGCGAGGCCAGCTCACGCCGCAGCTGCAACTCCTGCTCCTTGAGTCCGATCTGCGTCTGCAGTTCGGCCATCTTGAGCTGGGGCTGTACGTCTGCGACGTCCTGCACCTTGGCGATGTTGATCGCGGCTTCGGACTGCAACTTCTGCACTTCCGCCTGCATACGGGCCAGCTCCAGCTGCACCTGCTGCATTGCGATCTCTGCCTGCATCGCCGACGCTTCCATCTGCTCCGGGGTCTGCTCGACACCGGTCATCATGCGGATGCGCTTGGCGAGTTCACCCTTACGGGCAAGGTGGCTGTATTCAATGATGGCGTCATCCGGGATGGCAACGCCGACTTGCCGCAGGTTAAGGGCCTCGGCAAACTGCATCTCATCGAACGAGTCACGCGCCGGAGCGGTGCTGATAACGACGTCGTACTCACCCAAAGTGAGGTCGTTAATGACGCGGCCTTCCGGAGTCATCTCGTTAACAACGAGCGGCTCGCGCGGCTTCAACGGGTCGTCTTCATTTGTGATCTGGATCACTCGCTGTTCAGTATAGAACTTCTGAACCAGGTTTAGCACCTTCTCAGCGAGATAATGGCGGGTCTTACGCAGGTTATCAAGCGGAACCTGGATCATGATGACCCCCCGGTTCTGCTTGGCCTGTATAGCAATACCAGACACTTCAGCACCGTCCGACCCGAGCATCGAGTCGTTCACGCCGCTGATCACCTTAATGTTAAGGGCCGCTTTCTGGCTGATACGGTCGAGGCCGGTCGGGATCTGGTTCGGAGTGATCTTTGTCGGCGGCGATGAGCCACGATTGTACTCGACCACCAAGCCGGTCTCCGCGCCGTGCTCTTCTAGATCATCGGCCGTCATGCCGACGAGCGAACCGCTTTCCACCATCCAGCCACTGTTGGCCGTGGTGTTGACGATATGCAGCTCCTGGCTCGCGATCTTGTTGAGCTGCTCCTGCGGGGAAAGCAGATTGCGGACCATGCCGAACGGACGGCCACGACGGAAGTACGCAAAGTACGGCACGATGGTGAAGTCATCGTACGGCGACCAGTCGTCATGCAGCACAACCTTGTCGCAGGTAACGGTCCAGCGAACTCGACGCACGACCTTAGAGATCAGGCTCAAGTTGTACTGCTTAGCGAACTTCTTCGCCTTCTGCTCGTTCCAGTTCTCGGGGACTTCGCGCTGATCACCGGTGTTCGGGTCAACGAAGAAATCAGCCCGGCCCATCTTGCGATACTGACGAGCAATCACGCGAAGCGCACGGATGTTACGGTAGTCTCCGTTGCCGGGGATAGCGGCACCCAAGTAATCCTGGCTACTGTCCGTCTTACCGTAACGGGTCTCTTCATACTCAATCGAGTCGCGGCCAAAGCCGTTACCGTTCTCGGCTACGAAGCGTAGCGACTCCGCCTTATCCTTGCCGTAGAGTTCCTCGATCTCGTCGAGGGTCATCCACTTGGTCTCGAACACCTCGTTCCAGGTCTTCGGGTCGTACTCCTTCGCATCCGGATCGATCAGGATGTCGAGGGGGTCTTTAGCCGTGATGCGGATCTCACCTTCGACGTGGTCGGTGAAGTCCATACGAACGTCAAAGTAACCACGGCCGTCCATGATGAGGCCGTCGCTGAACACCGCCTGCTCGACCCAGTCGAGCTTGTTGTTATCAGCAATCTGCATGTACAGCTTGGTCAGCACGCTCGCTACGTCCTGATCACCACCACGGCGCGGTTTGAACTGCACGTCGGCACGGCGCGTGGACTGTTCTCCAAGGACCGTGTTCACGGTCGGGAGAATGGTGTTGATGGTCAGTGCGGGACGACCTTCTGCTTCCAGGGCGGCAAGATCAACCTGGTCCCACTGGTCGCCGCGATAGAACGCGTCGCACTTCTTAGCCATCTCGACATACTGCAGATGCCCGTTGTCGCGGGCCCGCACATAGCGGTTCCACTGCTGATGGGCAAGCTGCTGATCTTCGATCGACTGGGTTTTGATCTTTGCCATGTTATGCACTCATCGCGGATTTTTGGCGGGGTCCGCGAGTAAGAGAGATGAGTTTGTCCCGCCAAGACTGTACATGTACAACTGGAGCCTGATACGTTGAAAACTCGGTCATCATGAGACCGATCCACGACAGGGCATCAACCTGGTCGTCGTGAGTACCATTCGGGAACCGAAGAAGTTCCGCGATCAATGGACCAGAGAACGATGCGTCACGAGGAAAATACACCTTGCCCTGCTGCATGCGCCCCTGGATAGCTCTAGCACGCGCTTCTTTATCACGGCGTCCGGTTTTTAGGTCTTTGAAGTACGCTTCAAACAATCCGCGCTCACGCACGCGTTTTTCGAGGAACGGGCCGAGGGCCATTTCGATGTGCCCCTTTTCGATGCCGATGATCGAGGGCTTCCACTGCTCATAGAGATCAAGTATTCGTTCGACTATTTCAAAGCCGTCGAACCTCCCGCGTACGACGTCCGTCACGAACATGTCATCGCGGTCGTTGATACCGACAACGATGCCAACGCTGTAGTCGTTGCGGTCGTTCTTACCGATAGCCAAGTCCCACGCGCAGTAGTAACGCATGGCGTCTTCATCAATGTCCTCTGGGTCATAATAGTTGACCATGCTACGGGTGAAGTACTGACCGTCATCGGCTACTGGGTTCTGCTGATAAAGCGCTGACCAGTCTCTAGGGCCTACGGCTTTTTCAATTCGACGGAGCGCTTCGACACTGTACCTCTCCGGGTGGAGGGCTTCACCAGCTTTACGGAACTCTTCGTCTTCTTCGGCGATGGCGGGATATCTGACGACTTCCCACTCGTCTCCGCCTTGAAGACCCGATTTAAGAAGTCGGCCAGCCAAGTCATCATCATGCCACCTCGTTAGAATGACCAACACGCCGCCGCCAGGAGCAAGACGGGTGTACGCCGTTGACGTATACCAGTCCCAGTTCGCATCCCGGTTGTTCTGACTCTCTGCGTCCTCGCGGTTCTTAACCGGGTCGTCGATAACAAGTATGTGTGCGCCCTTACCGGTGATACCACCGCCGACACCGGCAGCTACGAAGCCACCGCCATCCGTAGTCAGCCACGCCTCAGCGCTCTGACTATCCGGATCCAGGCGCGTTTTGAATACCGCTTTATACGTCGGTTCACGAAGTACTTGACGTACCTTACGGCTAAAACCCATCGCAAGCGAACCCGAATACGAGCAACTAATAAATTCATGCTCAGGGTTACGACCCAGATGCCAAGCCGGGAACGAAACCGACGCCAGCGTACTCTTGCCATGACGGGGAGGCATAAATAGCATGAGTCGCGGAGATTTTTGATCCACGACGTCACGCGAGAACTGTTCGAGCCTTTTGCAGACATCTTTGTGTACCCAACCGGCGTTGTAGTCAGGGTTGAACTTCTCTACGAACGGCAGCAGCCGCTTACGGGACAAGATACGCGAAGCAAGCTCCTTCTGAGCATGCTCCTTCACAGTTAGTTCCGGTGACTTTACCGGCTCAGGCGAAGCGGGCTGGGGCATCCCATCCTGCTCGTCCGCTTTACAGTAAACACATACCCGTTCCTTCCTGTTCGAGTACAGGGTCTCAGGGTGTATATTCTTACACCCTCTGCACTCCAACATTGGGATGTCGCCTATCAAGGTGCTTCTGGCTCCAGATAATCGATGTCTTTACCCGCCAACTTCAACAAGTCTTCGTCGCTCATCCGTTCCATCTGGGCGGTGTTAACGTTGATGTTGATCTGCGTCGCGTTATCTGGTGCAGCCAGCCCGTGCAACTTCACGAGCGAGTCCACCGTGTTCTTCATCTCCGTCGAGGTAGCCGCCGCGTTGTACGCGTCCAGATACATCTGGTGCGCGTGCGACCGCGTAAACTTCACCTCTTCGCGCATCTGTTCGCGGAAGTAGTCCAACGCCTTCACGACAGACGGGTTCTTCGCTGCTTCTAGAGCGTTCTTGTAGCTGGCATAACCAGCCGCTCGCCCCGCTGCAGCGATAGTCATCCCGCGAGCCATGTAGAGAACCAGCCGCTCCTGTTGCACGGTCAGAGAACTCAGCGTCAGCCCCATGTAGGGCGTGAGCGACTGGAACTCGACATGTGACATCAGCTCATCGGAATGAGCGAGGTCAGTGGATAGGGGTGCCTGGTTCTCTTGTTGAATCGCTGAGGTCTCCACCTATTTCTATGCCCAGATATGCAAAAACCGGTGCCTTATCGCCCAACTTATGCAGGGCAATATGAGTCAGGTAGTCGTGGAGGGACATGGGTTTTTTAGCCAGCGTGGCCACTATGGCCTCGGCTATCTCCCCGTCGTAGACCAGCACCTCGTACCCACCCCTGTAGGCGATACCGATGATAGCCTCGTCAAAGCCCTCTATAGCGAATACCTGGACTTTCGGCAGCATTTATATTAGCCCTACTAATGATCAATCACAAGAGTGCTGGTAAATAGTCTTCACCCACCAGTACAGCATGTCGCTACTTAGGGCCTGTTTCAGCATGTTAGCCCGGTAAGCCACCAGCTGAACATTACCCGGTACATACCCCAGGGTGCTATCGATCCGGTCGATGCTGGCATTAAAGTCCTTGAGGCCGGACCCGTCGTTATGGTGGGTTAAAACGACCCCCGATATTGCGCAGCGGCCATCCTGCGTCTCCCAGAGTTCGACCAACTGATCAAGGGTTACCTCGTAACCGGTAAACCTCCGTTTCCTATTGGTGTCCCGGCTCTTGGACAGGAGGTTCGAGAGGTAGGATCTGTAGCCCGTGGACCGTTGTTGACGGTCAGAGGCCAGTTTGCAGGGGCGACAGAAACTCCGCAGCGACCTCCCCTTGATCTGCTCAAACGAGGTTAAAGGCAGCTCCTTTTGGCACCGTGAACAGATTTTACTGTCCGTCATCAGTGGCTCGTGGGCCGTGGTTAAGGGCGGGAGTATACGCAAAAACGCCTTGCAAAAAAATTTTATAAAAATTTTTTCAGGTTTCGTTTTTCTGAAGGGGGGTAGGGTGATCGATTTTTCCTATCTAAATCGCTCACGCACTATCTCCCCCCTCGGACTCCAGCACCCCCCCTTTTCCCGGATTCACCCGTTGGAACCTTGTTTTCACCCTCATCTATGGAACCTTGTCCCCCAGTAACCCCCAACGAATCACGCTCGACACTTCGTGTCTCGCGGTCAGTATCTATTGTGTATCTATCACTAACTAGGAGTATCTACCATGGATAACATCAACCAGACCACCAACAACCAAGACCAGACCCCCGACGCCGGATACCTCGCAGCCGAAAAGGCTAAAGAAGCATCCAAGACCGTCATCGCCTACGCCAAAGAGAAGCCTGACATGGCAGCCCTCTTCGTCCTCGGCGTACTCAACCTCTTCAGCTAACCCCCAATGGGGAGGGACCTCCAACCTCCCCACCCCTAACCACAGGTAACTAACCATGCATGCCCGCACTTCATCCGTCATCTTCATCGGATCTATCGCAGTGTTCATTGCTGCCCTATTCCCGCCCCCTCAACTCCTGGACTTCACCCCCGCCCAAGTGCAAGTGGCGTTCCTCGCCTTCTCACTTATAACGGGCGGCTTTGCCCTCTACCTCCGCGCCTTCACAGAGGACTAATACCCATGACACACCACAATGTAGACCTGCTCAAGCGCTATGCCAACGACCATTACGACACCGGCGGCCATTGGGTCGCCGAGTGTTGGGACACAGTCGACTATGTGCAGCTCCTCTATCGCTGCAAGAACGACCTCGACGAAGCGAAACTGGAGTTGCGTGCCCACTGGGAACGGATCAACGAACAGGAGGCCGAGACCCGGTGGGAATGACCACTAACAACGGACCATTGCCAGTGCCCATTGCCCGTGGTCAACGGTCAGTGGTCACTGTGCAACAAAGTTGTGTGACGGCATTTGCCAATGTGTGAGCACTTTATGGCCGTGTGTGCAGGGAAAAACCGGGGTGTGTGCAGGCATTGGACACTAGGTTTTTTACATAAGTGCTTGATTTCTAACGAAACACGAAAAATGTGTGACGTGTGTGCAGGGTTTTTTCGAGTTCAGTTCGTATATAGAGACATGAAAAAATACTTTTTTAATACATCTCTTAAATTTGAATTGAACTTAAGAAAAAGGGTGCACACACTGCACACATATTGATTTATATAGAAAAATTGCTGCACACATGGGTGCACACATGCCAATTGTGTGATCACACATCCTGTGGATAACTCAAAATTGACCCCTAACCACGGTCAACTGACCTCTAATTGTTTCATCTGTAAACCAATCGGAGACTTACTAGGAGACAAGGTATGACTCCCACCATATATCTTGACCATATCCGAGTGTTCAATCTGGATCAGTTCTTTCGGTATGTAATCGACGAACTGACTGAGCAAGCAACCCACGAACTCTGCGCGGTATCACCCCCAATTCCCCTCCGTTCCGGATTCGGATGGTATGTTGGCCGTGCTTCGTTTACCTACAACGCCAACACCGACCGTTGGACATACGAGCCGTACGACCGTATTTCCGACTATTACCAGACCGAAGATCAAGCAGCCGATGCCGCCTCTTGGCACCGTTGGGGCGCAGAACACCCACCCCTATGAACAACCCAGAACGCTCGCCCCTTCGGGGCTCGCGGTCAGTAACTAATGTGTGTTCACTAACCAAGGTAACTAACCATGCAACAGCTAGATCTACCCCTTAAAACCAACCGTGTACAACAGGTCATGGACAAGGCTAGGGGCGTTTTGGAATACGCCAAAGCGCACCCAGACGAAATCCTTCTGGCCGTAATGACCCTTATGCTCCTCGATATCGAGAGCGACATCGACGAGCTGGAGAAATAACCAATGTCTAATCCATACAACACAATGCTTAATCTTAATGTCGTCAATTGGGACTGGTTGAATGACCACGAACAACGGATGACTGACCACGAATCACTGGATGTGGATATCGAATCCACGCTGGATGATGTCAGTGAAGCCAACGAGTTGGCCAAGCTGATCCGCGAAAAGTAAACAACTAACTAACCATAGGTAATTACTCATGACTGTCAAAGACCAATCCTTCATCCCTAATGTTATCGGCTACATGTCCGAGAAGAACACCACCCTTGGTTCCATTGCCAAGTATGTGGAGTCGCAGCAGGCAGACGACCCGCTTGAGCGTATCGCTCTTGCATTCTTCCGCTTGCAGCGTGAGCGCCAGGCGGCTGTCCGCGCTGAACTTGACCAGGGAGTCCCGGTTCCGGGCCCCGAGTTCAAGCCGGAGCGTCTGCTCACCTTCGTCCAGTCCGTCATGAACGGCGTCTGTTGGGCGGCTCGCCGCCTCTACATCGCCAACGACAAGTCGGCTGCCGAACACCTCGGAAACGGTATCGACTTCTCCCAAGATGTCGGTGACTGGGTCGGTGTCTACGCCTCTAACGAGCGTATCCCCGAGCTGGTCGACAGTGACTTTATGGCACTGAACCGTTTGCACACTCTGCTCGGCGCCAAGATGGCGTACCTCACCGACATCAACCCGCTGTATCACTTCGAGCAGCGGGCGCGCGATGAGGACGGCAACTGGTTTGTCGACAAAACATGCGCGTCCTTTCAGGAAGCGCTGCCGCTCATGGACGAGATAGTCACGCGTCTGCAGCAGGAATCCGAAGCCAACGAGGTTTCGGACTTCATGAAGCAGCTTCGCGCTGCCTAATCTCCGTGTGAGCAAGGGTTGGCCGTTATCCTTCCCCAAAACGGCACTTTGATCCTCTTCTCTCGGTCGGTCACCGGCCGGGGGAAGAGGAACAATTAGGCGGCCAGGACAGTAGCGTGCCATGCGACATTACACACCCGACAACGACAACGAATACAACCCCTTAAGAGGCGAGCATGTTGAGTATCAACTGCTATGGGCTAGCGTAATACTGCAAGCCGTACGAGACCTCGAAGGCCGCGACTCTGCGGATCGGAATAAAGCCCTCAATTACGTGTACTCACACGATAAGCATGTCGGCTCATTCACATGGATATGCGATGAGTTAGGACTAGAGTCCGATCAGATACGCCAGCTATGCGTAACTAGAGAAGGACGCAAACAACTGATCGGTAACAACATGGGAAGTAGAAAGAGGTTTATTCATGAGAGCTGAAATAAGAAAACACATCCAAGAAGCTATCTTCGAAGTCACCAGAGACAAAAATCTTGAACTCGAAAATGTGCAATGCCTTATCCAAGAACTAGCCAGTGCTATCGGCTTTATGTTTGGTGCCATGCAAGTAGCAGCAAACAAGTCCATACCACCCGAACTAATCAACGACAGCGTTGATGAGATCGCTGAACATATTAAAGAAGTTGCTACACAAATAGGCGACCTCGAAGTACCAAAATCTAACTAACCAACCAACAGAGTCTAAACATGAGTTATCGCTGCGACAATTGCGATGCCGAATTCAGAACCCCCCGTAGATATGATCATAAAGAGTGGATTGAATACTGGGGATTTAAAAGCCTGGAAGTAACACATGTTACGTACCACTGCCCTGAATGCGGAAGCGAAGATTATGCGGAACTCCAATTAGAAGAGGATGAAGAATGAAAAAGTCATTCGAAGTTCTAGTTGTATTCAGATTCAACGGGGTTGACGGAGTCGACACCGAAGACGCCGACAAAATCATACAAGACATAACTGATGCCACTGAAGAGTGGCAGATTGAATACGGCGCAGACGCCGTATGGGTTGAAGACGGTATCTTGTACGAGACCGATACCGGCGATCAATTAGAAGTCTGGGACGAACTCTGGACTAACCAGAAAAAAGGGTCTGACAAATGAGCTGGAACTACCGCTTCATTGAATTTAAAACAAAGTTCCTCAACGAAGATGACACATACATAGAGCTGTGCGAGGTGTATTACGACGCCGATGGCATGGCTCGTATGTACTCAAAACCGCACCTCATATTCGACAATCTAAACCAGGTTGAATTCTTTCTTGACAAAGTAAAAGAAGCACTCAACAAACCCTGTTTAAAAGAGATCGACTTCTTAAATCGAGAAGATAAAAATGACCCGTGGCACTGTGACTTTGAAGCCGAGGAGTAAGTACTTCGGCTGGGACTACACAAAGAACACCCAATTACGTATGACAGGCAAAGAGTGGCACACCTATGCCAAACGTGAACTATTCAATTACAACCGTGGCGACGACTCAGCCCGTGGCAGTAATTGCGAAATATGGCTTGACGGCACCGACATCAACCACAAACCACCCAAATAACTCACTATTAAAACGCTTAGCCCGATACCTATTTAAATCTCCTATCGGCCTGCACAACCACAACTGGTGCCGGGTACCACCACCTAACTGGAGATCGTGCCGGGGCGGGCGTGATTACTGGTAATCACTACAGGTGACAACATGCCACTCGAATACATATGCCGAGACTGCGGGGAAGTATTCAACGAATACCAAGCAGCATTCGTATCTGCTGGCTACGACTGCCATTACATCGGAGATGGTAGATACCTAGAAGAAGTCGGTGAAGATGCGTGCCCTGCTTGCCTCAGCACAAAACTCAATGACCATATAGAAGAGGACGAGGCATGAGCAAGCAACCGCGAACAATACCCATCAGCCTGACTATTGATGACTTGGGCGACGGGTTCTACGACGAAGTGTTAGAAGCGTTTAAGCACCATATCGCCCGAATGGAACTTGACCCAAACAAGTTCTTCTATGACCAATGGCGCATTACTTGCGTAGCTGAAGAATGGGTGCGTGACAATAAACTAGAAGACAACGAGAGCTAAACTATGTTTTTCCTATCAGGACTGCTCGCCGCTCTAGCTATGATTTTCTTGCTACTTAAACTCAACCTCAGACGTATTGCTAAATACGACATTTTTTTAGACATTGTCTTAACATTCTTTTTTATCTGGATCTTTGCCGGTACTTTCGCAGGCATGATGGCTGGCCTCTGGGCCGGTGCCCTCATATCCATATTCTTGTGGTGGGCTAAACGCAATGTGCCACAAGAAGAACTTCGCTTAATCAAAACCAAACGCTTCCCGTACCGCAAGTTTACTTGGGTACAAGTAATCAAGACTAAATAACAACGATCGCCTGGCCTCTGGCCGGTAACAACAAGCCCCCGTATTTCAGGTATGTCAGTGCACTGAAAGACGCGTTGTTGCCAGCTAGGGGTCAGGCATCTTTTTATGCAACACCTCGCATAATTTATAACGGAGCATCAATCACATGCGTACTATCCGACCGACACAGCTCAAATCCGAACTTCGTTCTAACGCAATGGCCCGCGTGCCAAGCATGATCTGGGGCCCGCCCGGTCTCGGTAAGTCACAGATCGTTTATCAGTTTGCCCAAACTCTTAACGCCAAAGTCTTCGAACTGCGTGCAAACCTGTTTGACCCCGTCGACGTTCGAGGCGGCCTTAAGGTAGTCGAGCAAGCCGATGGTAGTTACCGTACTCGTTACGGTGTGCCAGAGGATTACCCCGACACCAACTACCAGGGCGTTGTTGTGCTGCTCATCGACGAACTGCCCAACGCACCAAAGGCCACTCAGAACGCACTACTGCAGCTGACCCTCGATCGCAAGATCGGAACATATGTTCTTCCGGAAAACACTATCATCGTAGCAGCAGGCAACCGCTCGCAAGATCGTGCCGCTGTGCACGAGATGCCAACCCCTGTTAAGAACCGCTTCGCGCACTACGTACTCGAAGCTAACATCGACGACTGGGTTGGCTGGGCTCTTAACAACAACATTGACGACAGCTTAATCTCATTCCTTCGATATCGTCCCGCGCTGCTTCACAGCCTAGACGCTAACGAATACGCCTTCCCGTCACCTCGTACCTGGGAGATGGTCAGCCGCAAGCTGCCGCACATGGACAACATGTTCTACGGCGTATCCTCGCTCATTGGCGATGGTCCGGCTGGTGAGTATCTGGCGCATCGTGCCATTCACAAGGAATTGCCAGACATTGATGACCTTATCAAGAACCCGTCAACTACTCGCGTGCCAACTGATCCATCAGCTTTGTACGCTATTGCTGGTGCATTAGCGTCGCGCGTAGACCAAACCAACTTCAACGCCATCATGCGTTACAACCGACGCATGCCGCGTGAATACCAGGTTGTTCTTGTGCGTGATTGTTTAGCCAAGAACCGTCAACTACTCAACGAACAAGCATTCAAGGACTGGACGACCGACAACGTCGACGTCGTAATGTAAGGAGATATACATGGCCTCTGTAAGAATGACTCAAGAACTCCGTTCAAATATTCATAACCGTGCTATGGAAGCTTTCGACACCGCTCGCCCTGAGCCGACAGCTTCTACGTGGCTTACTGATCGTATGCGAGATGCGATCATTAATTCGGAACCGTACAAGTTCCTTCAGAAACAGTGGGAAACCAAAGATAGACTCAAATTTTCTTCGTTTGGAGGCCCCCCGCAAGGAGTAAACCGCGACGAAGCCACCACTGTTACCGTCGTTTCAGCGAATGGTTTTAATAGAAACAATACAACTACAAACCTTAAATTTGAATTTGTGCCTAAAATCTATGTTTACCGCGAACGACCTTGGGGGGGTGTTGAAGTTCATTTTGAAGAACTTCCTGCGAACTTTATCCAAGATCTTCAAACCCCTTGTTACGATCTGCACCAACAAGTTACAGAGCACCATAACAATCGACTTACATACTATCGGAAAATTGGCGACTTACTTAATAATTGCACTAGTGTAAAACAGCTCCTGCTTGCTTGGCCCGCTGGCGAATCTTTTGTCCCCCATGAATCTATGACCCGTATGTATACTAAAATCAACCGCAAACAGCGCGCACAAGAGATCAAGGAAGAAATTAATTTTGACGACGCACTCGTAAACGAAATCGTACTAACAGCTAAACTTGTAGGAGGCTAATATGTCTGCTGAAGGCGCTCTTATCAAAGCGCGTTCACAGCTCCTGATGGACCAGCCGTTTTTCGGAACTCTGGCCATCCGGCTCCGCCCCGTCCGTAAAGACGACATCAAGACTGCAGCTACAGACGGCTTCCATTTTTTCTACAATGAAGCCTTTGTATCTAAGCTAGATCCTATACAACTTCGTGGGTTAATTGCCCACGAAGTTATGCATTGCGTCTTTAACCACATGACCCGGCGGCAAGAACGCGATCATTCACTGTGGAACGTTGCTTGCGATTACGCAATCAATGGCCATCTGATCGAAACTGGATTCATCCTGCCTAAAGGCGGTCTTCATGATCCCGCCTATAAGGACATGTCTGCTGAAGCCATCTATAACAAGCTGGCTCAAGACCCCAAGAAGCACAAACCGTGCGCCTGGGGGATCGTACTTGATGCATCAAGTGGCAGCCTCGAAGCCGGATCATCTGCTGAAATTGAATCTCAGTGGCAGATTGCCGTTGGCGAAGCAGCTTCTGTTGCTAAAGCACGTGGCAAGATGCCGGGTACCCTGGAGCACGTTGTAGCAGAAGTCATGTCGCCGAAGGTTGACTGGCGCACCGTCCTCTGGCCGTTCTTCACGGACCTTGTCAACGACGACTTCAGCTGGCGCAAGCCTAACCGTGCGTACATTTCCGAAGACGAATACCTTCCGTCAATGCACGAGGAAGCCTGCGGCAAAGTTGCCGTTATGCTTGATACCAGCGGTTCAATCAGCGACGATCAGGGTAAACTGTTCATTTCTGAAACCGCCGCCGTCTTGGCTCAGGTCCAGCCCGAACAAGTTATCTACATCCAGTGTGACGACGGTGTTCAATCCGTCAAAGTACTTGAGCGTGGACAACGGTTAGATGACGACGACCTTCGATTCAAGGGCCGTGGCGGTACTTCGTTTGCTCCCGCATTCGAATACATCGCAGAAAAGCACCCGGACGTCGAAGCAATCGTTTACTTGACCGACCTTGAAACCGATGAAGACGACTTTGCACAAGTAGAACGCATTGCAACTGCACCCGTTTTGTGGGTGTCTGTCAACCGCCATCGTGAAGCCCCGTTCGGAACTACTGTTTACTTGCCTGACTAATAGGATACTCTTACTAATTCAGGCCGATCAGCAAGGTAGGAGACCATGCTTCTAGTCACGCTCGACTTTGAGACTTACTACGACGTCAAGTTAAGTCTCACCAAAATGACCACGATGGAATACGTCAAGGATCCCAAGTTTAAAGTCTGGGGTGCTGGCATCAAAGTGGGCGACGAACCAACTGAGTGGTACGGAGCCGACGACGTCGAAGACGCTTTGCGTCAGTTTGACTGGAGCAACGTTATGTTGCTTTGCCACAACACTTTATTCGACGGCTACATCTTGGCTCGCCATTACGGCATTACGCCTGCCTACTACCTTGACACTGCTGCCATGGCACGCGGTGCGTTCCCTGGCCAATCAGCATCACTTAAGGAAACAAGCATCCGCTTGTTCCCTGACGATGAATCAATGCGTAAGGGAGAAGACTTAGTCAAAGCAAAAGGGATGTACGATTTGCCTCCAGACATAGAAGAGGCAATCGCCAAGTACTGTATCCAAGACGTTGATCTTACTTATGCTGTCTACAACAAACTTGCCACAACATACCCCAAGTCTGAACTTGACCTAATCAATCTAACCACCAGGATGTTCTGTCAGCCTGTGTTGATGATTGACCGTGAACGACTGATCACGTACCACGAACAAGAGTTCACCCGTGCTGAAGACCTGATCAAAAACTCAGGTCTTGAACGTGAAGTTTTATCAAGCAACCAGAAGTTTGTTGCGCATATCGAGTCACTTGGTATTACTGCACCAGTAAAACGAAGCCCTACTACTAAACAACTCATCCCTGCTCTCGGTAAAAACGACGCAGGTTGGAAGCAACTTGTTGCTAAATACCCACAACACAAACACATTTGGGACGCCAGGCAGGCCGTCAAATCACGCATCAGTGAAACACGCGCCAAGCGGTTCCTTGATGTAGCGCATCATGACGGCACTATCAGTGTTCCACTCAAGTACTACGCTGCCCACACTGGGCGGTTTGGCGGTACTGAAAAGATCAACCTGCAGAATTTGCCGCGCGGTAGCGAGCTCCGAAAAACGCTCATTGCTCCGGCTGGCCAGCTGCTTTATGTAGCTGACTTGTCCAATATCGAAGCCCGCATGCTTGCGTGGCTTGCTGGCCAAGAAGATCTTCTTGAACAGTTCCGTCGAGGTGAGGATATATACAGTAACTTCGCTTCGAAAATCTACAACCGATCGATCAACAAGAAAGATCACCCAACTGAACGCTTTGTAGGTAAGACCGCTATCCTCGGTCTTGGCTACGGCATGGGCCACAACAAGTTCAAGCTGACCCTCGAATCTGGAGCAGCCGGTCCTGCTATGCAGATATCCGAAACGGACGCTCTTAACGTAGTCAGTACGTATCGATCGACATACGATCAAATACCGCTTCTATGGGCCCGGCTTGAGAACCTCCTTAAGCAGTCATTGCATAGGGACAATTACAACGTACCGTACCGCAACGGTATCCTGACCGTTCAGGATCGAGCATTGGTCCTGCCCAATGGGATGGCTCTGAGGTACGAAAACCTACAGATGTTGTCCCAGGGACTGACATACCAAACCCGAGGCGTCCTGCAAGAGACGACATACGGCGGACGAATCACTGAAAACGTCATCCAAGCGTTGTCTAGGATCGTGATTACCGACAGTTTATTGAGACTAGACAACAACTTACAGAACGGCCGCGTCGCTTTGACGGTCCATGATGAAATAGTAATTGTTGCGTCAGATCAAGATCCCGATGCTACAATGAAAGCGATCATTGAGGATTTGTGCACCCCGCCATCTTGGGCACCCGACTTACCGCTTTCTGCCGAAGGCGGCTATGACAGGATGTATAGCAAGTAAATGTCCCGGCTTGTTCTAACAAGACGTTTGAACGAATCAGTCGTGGTACATCGCGAGGGTGACATCATCGTCACTGTAAAGGTCTGTCGTATAGACAGAAATCAAGTTCGCATAGCATTCGTCGCCGATCAAAGTATAACTATAGATCGTCAGGAAACATTCGACGATGCACCAAGCTCTTGTTTATCAGCGGATGATAAACAAGAGTAATGCCTTTCGGGAGAATACATGAAGGTTACGTTTCTTGAGGGGCCTGTTGGCACCTCACTCAGCAAACATTACTTCGCCAACGGCGAAACACAACCATACCCGCATGTAAAAGATGTAACCTCACACGAGCACTCGATCCAAGTTTCACAACTCGGCATCGAGCAACTTGAAAACTTGATCCGTTTTCACGGATCCAAAGGCGACTGCATGCTCAAAGGAGCCTTGCGTCGCCCGCTCGTCAACGAAAGCCGCGCACAAAAAAGCGACCGACTGGCTCTTAACGGCTTGCTTGTCCTCGACTTTGATGCAATCACATTGCCCCGGCAGATCGTACGTTCGAAGAAGTTAAACTCTAGCGACGTACAACTGATCGCTGAGCAGATCATTGCAGACCTGCCCCCTGAACTGCACGATGTAACTTACATCGCCCAGGCTTCAGCTAGCCTTGGTCTCAAGGGCAACCGTATCTCCATGCATATCTTTATGCTACTTACGGTTCCAATGCCGCCGAAGTCTATTAAACTTTGGCTGCAGAACCTTAATTACGCTACCCCGGTATTTAAAGATCAGTTGGAACTCAGCGCTAACGGCCAATCGCTCAAGTACCCAGTAGACGTATCAGTTGCTGACAACAGTAAGCTGATCTTCATTGCGCCTCCGACGTTTGAAGATCCGACCCATAACCCGTTTACTTCAGACGCCGACCGTATTGTCCGCGTAGTCAGAACAAACGCGTCGTTTGATCTAGCTGCCACAATGACGTCTTTGAATCCCGAGGCTGTCTTCCAGACTGGCCAAGAAATCAAGGACGACCTTCGAGACGTCAAAGGCATTCGTAAGAAGAACGCTAAGTTCCAGACAATGACCGTGGATTACCAGGCTCATGAAGTCCTGCTTAATCCTGACAAGATGTCCATCACTATTGCTGACACTTCGGCAATGCCTTGGATCCGCTGCAATGTTAACGGCGGAGACAGTGGGGCGTACTACTTCAACATCGAACGCCCGACGTACATGTACAACTTCAAGGACGAACCGATCTTCGAGATTGAAAAAGCAGACAAGGAGTTTTACAAAAGCATCTTCGAGATCTTCCAGACGCATCTTGAAAAGTCTGGCAAAGCTACGTACCCAGTTGTACTTCGTGACTACTACACAGACATCTATTACAACGGTGTATTCGACCCAAACCTTAACCAGTTTACAGAAGATTACCCACTAGTACCCACTAGCAAGACCAGCATTGAAAGCTTCATGCTTAGCCACGGTCGACCAGAACCTGACTTCGTACGCGACGCACGCGTCGTGTTTGACCCAACCTGCGAAAGCCCCGGTATCGACTTTGACAACGTACCCTATTTCGTCAACATGTACCGAAAGACTAAGTACATGTTGCATCCCGAAGCCATTGATGAAGAACTGTCGTTTGGCCAGGCAAAACTGATATCTAACCACTGTCCTCTGATCTATACCCTAGTCCACCACATACTTGGCGGCGGTGATCAGGAGTTCGAACGGTTCATCAACTGGCTGGCTTACATCTTTCAAACCAGAAAGAAAGCCAAGACAGCCTGGGTGTTAGGCGGCGTACCGGGCACGGGCAAAGGCCTGTTCTACAGCCGCATCCTCCGCCCACTGTTCGGCCAAGAACACGTCCCGATGAAGTCTCTTCAGAGCATCGAAGAGCACTTCAACCTGTACATGCGTAACGCAATCTTCCTCATCGTAGACGAATTCCATATGGCATCGTCTTCAATAGGAACGATGAAAATTGCTGACAAGCTTAAGAATCAAATCACAGAAGACACTATTACTATCCGCGCTATGCGGACTAACCAGACCGAGATCCCTAGTTACACAAACTTCATCTTCCTGACCAACCGTAACGATGCAGTCAAGATCGAAAACGGCGACCGGCGGTACAACATCCCGCCGCGCCAGGAACAGAAACTCGAAGATGCACACCCTGATCTGCTCAAGAACCTCGATCAATTAGATAAAGAACTCTATGCGTTTGCGGGCATCCTCCACACTTTTAAGGTTGAGGAGCGGATGGTGCACACTTGCATCGACAACAACGCTAAGAGCGAGATGCGGCACGTATCCATGTCGATCCTTGAGGAGTTTGCAGAAGCCCTAAAGCGTGGAGACTTGTTGTTTTTTAGCGACATCCTCGACATCAACACGGCTAACGTCCAGAACATGAACGAAGTAGCTACGGCCCAGCGCATCGTTAAGCACTGGATTGCCATGGCTAAAGAGAAGTACACGATCATCCCAATGGAGCACCTCCGTACGGTGTTCCATGTTCAGACCGAGGCTAACCCGCGTCTGTCCCAACGGGAATTCTCAAAGCAAATGAGCCGCAATGGAATCACATCAGCCCGTAAACGACCGGCCAATGCGCCCCGCGACGTTAATGTAGTTACAGGAACCGTCGTTAATTGGGAGATCGACGAGCTAGAACGCCAGCGCCTGATCAATACATACTTCGACGGTACCGATCAAAGACTGTTGCATACCGAAGACAATAGCTATACTAACAAGGTCAATTACAACTGAGTTAGGTATAGTGATTAAACTTACGCAGACGACCAGGCCGGACTCTGCAGACGGGTTGAACAAACCCGAGAAGTTCGGTCCTGTTGCAACGTGGTCCTATTCAGCACTCAAGACCTTTGAAGAGTGTCGCTATAGGACCTATATCCAACGTGTTAAGAAGATCCCTGAGCCTCCTAGCCCAGCTGCTGATCGTGGCACGGCAATCCACAAGCTCGCCGAAGACTTTGTCAAAGCCGAGATTGGAGAATTGCCGCCTGAGCTAAGCAAGTTCGACGATCAGTTTCACGAACTTCGTCACTTATTTGCCGAAGCAAAAGTAGAACTCGAAGGCGAATGGGGCTTTAGCATCGAATGGGAACCTGTTGGTTGGATGGTGCCCCAGACTTGGGCGCGCATCAAACTCGACGCACTTGTACATCAGGATGAGACATGCGCCAGAGTAATCGATTTCAAGACAGGTAAGAAGTTCGGCAACGAAATACCGCACGCACAACAGTGCTTGTTGTACGCTATTGCT